AGCAGAAGCCAAAAAACCAAAAGCAGAAGCCAAAAAACCAAAAACAGTCAAAGAAACTAAACCAAAAGCAGAAGCCAAAAAACCAAAAGCAGCTAAAGCAGTCAAAGAAACTAAACCAAAAGCGGAAGCCAAAAAACCAAAAGCAGAAGCCAAAAAACCAAAAGCAGAATCAAAAAAACCAAAAGCAGTCAAAGAAACTAAACCAAAAGCAGAAGCCAAAAAACCAAAAACAGTCAAAGAAACTAAACCAAAAGCAGAAGCCAAAAAACCAAAAACAGTCAAAGAAACTAAACCAAAAGCAGAAGCCAAAAAACCAAAAGCAGAAACAAAAATAGCTAAAACCGAAGCCAAAATAGCTAAAACCGAAGTCAAAAAACCAAAAGTAGAAGTCAAAAAACCAAAAGTAGAAGTCAAAAAACCAAAAGCAGTCAAAGAAACTAAACCAAAAGCAGAATCAAAAAAACCAAAAGCCAAGCCAGTTGCCAAACCAAAAGCCAAGCCAGTTGCTAAACCAAAAGCCAAGCCAGTTGCTAAACCAAAAGCCAAGCCAGCTACCAAGCCAACTGCTAAACCAAAAGCCAAGCCAGTTGCTAAACCAAAAGCCAAAAAAATAAGTTTAACCGATTGAGATATTGAAAGCAAATACTTTTCTTTATTACTAATCGGTTTTAATGTTTTTGATAGCCACGTTTCTCCATACCATTTGTATTCTATTTGTGATAATATGCAATAATTATCATTTATTTTCCAACTTGTATATACAATCAATGATATATATGTATTACCAGGGGAAAAGGGATATAATGTATATAGTATTAAAAATATATGCGATGTAAATAATAAATATTTTAATACAATCATTGATATATTATTCAAAAGACTTCTATATATATTGAACGATCAGCATGTTTAAGCATATCAAATGTGTAATCCGCGCCTTTCAATTCATTTTTATCAGCTTGTTTATATTGTTTAAAAGTAATATAATCATTTATATCAAGTATTGTATTTTGTGCAAATATAGACTTTGCGTCGCCTGACAAATTCATATTATCATTTGACTTATCTAAATATCCATTCAAATCTATATTATTTAGAAATTCAATTAATTTATCTATTTTTTGAATATTTATATTACTCTTTTTTTCATTATTTCTTCTACCAAGTAATTTAAAGTAATCAATAACTTTTCCGAATGATGTATTTAACAAAAAATATGATTCTAAAAATTTATTAAAATTAGTATTATATTCGTCGGCCGTATTATTAATTCTATCTATATGGCCAGAATCGTGCATATATATGTAACCTGTCATATCTTTATAGTTTGAACTATCACTACTAGTGACGCCTTCATATTTGTTAATACTTAGTTCGCTTTTTGAAAATTCAATCGCGTTAGATTTGTCTCCACTTGTGTACATTGCTTTAACCGAAAAAGGAATATCATATTTTCCACCACTAATGTATAAAATACATAAATTAATAATATAATATTTAGTATCAGGAATATATACCCATTTTTTCGTTACCATATTATCGGTATACACCGATATAAATGTTTTTTTATCTTTATCATTGTAAATTATTATTTTAGATTTAGTATATAAATTTTTATGTTTCGATGTATCAATATCAAAATTAAATTTATAATTGCCTTTTTTCAAGTATATATATGATGAATAAAACAATGATTTTGGATTCGCTGAATTTCTAACTTCAAAACTTATCTTTGAATTCATTACATCAGATTTAGGTAAATATGGAGTTATCTGCGATATTGGTGGTATATAATAATTACATTTTGCTAACTTCACAGAAGGTGTATTTTTAATTCTTAAAATTACAACACCGGACCCTCCTCGTCCACTACGGTCACTGTGCGCGCCACCCCCTCCTCCACCACCACCCGTTGCTTTCATGCCAGGTTTCCCATGCCCGTGCCTATACCCACCATCACCACCGCCGCCATATTGTCTTTTATCATCACTTATACCCGTATAGCTACTTCCCCAACCAACTCTGCCATTTTCATGGTAAGTGCTACCACCGCCCCCACCTCCAAAAAAACCATTTTCACCTACATTACTACCAAAATAACTAATTAAGTTTTTACCAACACCACCATCCCCTCCACCGCCACTAGATGTAAAATTCCTATATTGTTGCGTTGTTTGTATTGCATCTTCGCCGCGAAATCCTGCTCCACCACCACCACCAGAAGCATGATCTGGTTGACCCCCGCCTGTTCCATTTCTCCCTTTACCCCCATTATTACCATAAGATTTCCACCCATCATAAGATACTTTATCAGATACCCCTCCCGTAGCCTGTTTTCCTGATACGTTAGAATGAGATCCTCCACCACCTGATCCACCTGCATTTCCATTAACACCAATATTTTGTGGGTTACGTGTCCCACCTCCTCCTCCTCCCTTTGCAACATAAGATATGCTATTAATCGTTATTGAACTATCTATACCATTCTTGCCATTTACACCATTATTATATACGGTGGCGCCATTACCTCCATTTCCAACTTTTATGATACACGAATCATTCATGGCTAATTCTTTTGATTCAGAAAATAATACTGTTCCACCACCACCTCCTCCACCAAAAGCTCCCCCCCCACCTCCTCCACCAACAACTAAAATGCTTGTTTCGATATTTCTATTGACTTTTACATCATAAATAAAATCTGTATTCTTAAATTCATAATAAATATCACCCGACGAACCAGATAATATCTTGTTATTTAAATCACTATATATACAGTCAACATATTGTGTATTTCCTATAAGAGGTATATCATTGCCTGGCTTAGCTAAATCACCGTCAGTGAATGGTGACCAGGGGAAAGCTGGGACTGTATGATATATCCATGTTTTACCATTTAAATCTGATGTATATGTCTTTTGACCCCCACCTTGTACATCTTGTGTCCAAAAAAATTCTAAATCATCACCTAAACCATCCTCACCAAAATATATATCTAGTTTATAGATTTCCTTTTTATTTAAATAAATAAAACCGCTTGCTCTCTCTTGCATTCTGTGATGTCCACCATTATTTACTATTAAGTTATCGTTCAAATAAACATACGATGCGTCATCGGATTTTGTTCCAAAAATATAATGACCAGCATCGTGTGCGTAAAAATATCCCGTAAACCACATTGTATAAGTATCATCATGATTTGCATATAATGTTCCATCTGTCAATTCGCTCAATCCTTTAAACTTTGTTGCTTTTGATCCAGATTCCTGCTGAATTGAATCATTTTGATCTTTGTTTCTGATATATTCTATATTGCCATGATAATAACCATCTACTTTGAACCATTTTAAACCTTCTTTGAAATTATTTTTAATTCTTATTATTACATCTTCTATTGTAGTATCAATTATTGCATCAGCAGATTTAGTTAAATATTCTCTTTTATAATTGTGAACACTAAACTGATTTAAAAATTTGGCTTCATTCCATTTCTCCTTATTTGAATCATAATATGTCGTTAGCTGATATTTTCCAATCACATCATTGTCTATAATTTTCTGTTTTATTATTGATAATGCTGTTGATGTTGCTAAATCTTTTTCATCTATTTCATCTTGGATAACTTTTTTTCTATCTTCTAATGCTTTTATTATTGCGCTTTTTTTATCCTCTCTGATATTACTATCACTATTCTTATAATCATCCCATCGTATCCCTGTTATATTAGTATCTATGTCAGGTAATTGTATAAGTTTTTCGGCAGAAGATAAGGCCAAAAAATTATTTAATTGTAATTTAGCATTTATTATGCTATAATTCTTTATCTGTGTGTTATAACATAAATAATTATAAGTAAATTTGTGCACTTTTACATCAAAATCTGGAAATTTAGATATTTTATAAATTTTAAAAGCCTTTTCGTTATAGTACTCTAACCCATTTCCATATTGTTCTATAAACTTAGATATAGTAAATGTAGAATCAACTATGAAACTATTTTGCTGCGCATTAATACTTACCTTTTTAATATCTACCAAATAATTGTCTTTATCTAAGATAAACTCGTAAAAATATTTACCACTTATACCTGTTTTAATTGGCACAACGGTATTACAAATACTATTGTCAATGTTAAATGGATAAAAATCATTATATGCATAATAATTATTATCTATTACCATAGTATTGTCTCCGCTTTTGTCATCATCTTCTCCTAATTTATAAAAACATCTAGTTTCTTCTTTGACATTTGCATAATCACCTTCATTTAGTTTATTATCAACATAAACTTTATGCTTTTTTATTGCACCATCACCTATTTTATCTATTTCCTTCCAATCTTCAAACATATATTTGCATGTATCTTTGTTATTTGCTGCATAGTCTCTATCACATCCTTCTTTATCCTTAGTAAAATATATTTCGCAATCCCTGAATTTAACATCCTTATATAATATTTTTTCGCTAAATTTTTCGAGAATATTATCATGTTTGAAATATGTTTTAGCTAGATAATATATCACAAGTATAAGTGTTATTAATGATAAAATTAATACAATTTTTTCGTAAGAATTTTTTAATACCATATATATAGTTAATCTATTAATATTGTTTATTTTTTAAATTAATATTTATAATACATATCCTATTAAGGATTTTTATTGATATTCTACATATATTAATACCGTATCAAACCGCGCTTACAATATTAGGTTTACTCAAAATACAATTATTAATTATCAATATTAAAAATGAGTACATAATCTTAAAAATCTCTTGAATTTTAAAAAGTTTATAAAAATCTTAGAAAAATAAAATTATGTACTCGTTTTTAATTAAGATCTAAATGTTCCAAAATCATATTTATTTTTTCTTCTAGATAACTAACTGTTGTATCATAACTTAAATTGCCATTAGTAATTTTTAAAAAACCTGTTGTATTTTGAAACTTTACCTTTTCTATTGGTAGATCTTCAATAGTATCATTGTTAATAATTGAATCTGCTGCTCGTGTTATTATAACTACATAAGCAGCATTTGATATAAATGTATCTATATCTGCCCATTCTATAATACCGCCGTGAAATATTCTAAATTCATACTCCGGATTTATATTTTTTGGAAAAGTATATTGAATTGTTGTTGAAACTGTTGTATTTTGATTTGGAAATCCTGAATGAGTAAAATCTCCATCAATAACAATTGAGCCTACCTTGCCTTCTACATTAGCAGATACATTCCCTATCCCAGTCAAAATATTCATTGTTACTGGGTTATTCTTTTTAACATATAGAAGAGAAGTGTAGATATTTCCAAGATGATATGAATCACTTGGATGCCACCAAAAATACGAACCATTTATTGTTATACTATCATTTTCGTAAGCATTAAAAGTATTATTAGTGCCGTAACCAACACCATTGTATGTAATATAATTCCAATTAGTATTATCCTTAGTTTCTTTTAGTTGAGTTGTGAAATTACGATGCGCTCCTATATGAATAGTTATATAGTGTGAAGTAAATATTAGTTCTGCTGGTGGAAACACAACTAATAAATCAGCAGGAACACCCGTCGGAAATTCTAATGTATCTATTTTATTATTAACATTAGTAATATCTGTATCTATTTTATTATTAACATTAGTAATATCTGTATCTATTTTATTATTAACATTAGTAATATCTGTAACTATACGATTTTGTAAGCTGTCAGCATTACCATACAACAAGTCATCAATTTGTGTTTTTAGATAGAAGGTATTTAAATCAGTTTTTAAAGCGTATAATTCTAAACTTTGATGACTTGTTAAATAACCTGCTGAATTTATTTCTGTTTTGTTGTAATAATCATCATTTATTTCTGTTTTGTTGTAATAATCATCTAAACTTTGATGACTTGTTAAATAACCTGCTGAATTTATTTCTGCTTTGGTATAATAATCACCCCCCGATGTTTGTTCTACCCAAGATAAATTTCCCGATGCATCTGTTGATAATACTTTACTTGCTTCTGGTGCTGTTGATGGAAGTGTTAGTGTATAGCTTTGGTTGTATTCATGTGGTGGACCTTTTATGACAACACCATGAGAATTTTGTTCGCAATTTAGTTTTATGGACCCCGAACCAGTATCTCCCGACCCCTTAATAGTAACATTATTAGTAACATCCATTTCAGTATCAATAGTTACTTTTGATGCGGTTGTTGTTATATTTTGAATTGATGATGCTGATGCTGATGATGAACCTGGATCAATCCAAGATAAATTTCCCGATGCATCTGTTGATAATACTTTACTTGCTTCTGGTGCTGTTGATGGAAGTGTTAGTGTATAGCTTTGGTTGTATTCATGCGGTGGACCTTTTATGACAACACCATGAGAATTATGTTCGCAATTTAGTTTTATAGCACCTGAACCAGTTTCTGCTGAACCTTTTATAGTTATATCATCAGCGGATATAGTACCATCAGTATGTACATTACCATCTACATGTAATTTAAAGTTAGGGTCTGGGTCATTTGTTCCAATACCTATATTTGTATATTCAGAACCAAGATATAGTTTTGAATTATTAATTTGCCAAGCATCAGCTGCGGTATCTTGTTCATAGTCTTCTGTTTCATCTCCAAAAATATCAGATGTTTTATATTCAGGATTGATAGTCCTTGCATATGATAATACATGATTTAATTTTAACTCTGTTACATACTGATATGAAGTACCATGTAATGAATTAATATATGCCACAGCTGCTTCATCATCCCCAGAAGCATCTCTTAATACTTTTGGTAATGTTGATGTTCTTCTTTTTCTAAACTTCATCTTGCCATCACCAGATACAGCAAGCTTATGGTCATCGCCTATCCACAATGAATTATCGCTAATATACATATCACGAATCTTTCTTTCCGCACTTCCAATATCAACAGAGTCATTTGTTTCGGGTAATATGCTTCTATTTATAGTTATTTCTGAGTTTGATACTTTTAATACATCACTTGTATCATATATATGAAGTGGTGCCAAAGGATTATTCGTGCCAATCCCTATGTTGCCATCATGAGTCATTGTAAGAGATTGTGTACCAGTAGTATCCGTTACTTGCATTATATTGATACTAGAAGTTGTATTATGTGTTATTTTTAGCGATGGGACATCTGCTCCTGTACTTACTATTTCAAGATTTTCGGTTTGATAAGTATCTGTATAAATAGTTGTTGTTGAGCCTGTTACATTTAAATTTTTAGCTGTTAAATCACCGGTTATAGATATATCAGTCGGTAATCTATTATTATCGATAATTCCTGTTAATTGCGTGGCATCCAAATTAGTTATCCCTGAACCGTCTCCTGATATATTTGTCGCAGATATATTTGTCGCAGATATGTTTGTCGGTAATATTGCGTTACTGATAGTTCCTGTTAATTCTGTGGCATCCAAATTAGTTATCCCTGAACCGTCTCCTGATATATTTGTCGCAGATATATTTGTCGCAGATATGTTTGTCGGTAATATTGCGTTACTGATAGTTCCTGATGTGATATTACCAGCATCTAATGCTGTTATATTGGTTCCTGTACCTTCTAAGCTCGTAGCTTTGATATTACCAACGACTTCTAATGCTTCTGTTGGATCACTTGTATTTATACCAACATTACCAGCATTGTAATGTATTTTCGTACCATTTTCTTGCCATACAGTTGCCCCGCCTTCGCCGCCTTCGCCGCCTTCGCTTCCACCAGCATATTCTTGACCATTTTTATATATTGTCCCTGTATTTGATAAATATATATTACCTGACAAGTTAATATTACCGCTCACATCTAATAATTGCGATGGTTCATTAGTACCTATACCGATATTTCCTGTTCCTCTTTGAATAGTAAGTCGTTTTACAGTGTCGGATGTATCGGATATAAAGTATTGATTGTTATCAGTTCCATTGCCATTATCATTAACACCAGTTTCCCATATATTGGTATCTGAGCTCATTATCTAATATTTACTATATAATAAAAATGTTCAGTTAATTTCAAAAATTGATAGGCATATTGATTAATTTTATTTAATCCAAGAAATGGAATACAACAACTTCGATCTCCTTATCAATAACGAGAATAGGCGAATTAAAGTTTACAAGTATAAAAAAGAGTTTGATAATAATGTTGCAGAAGTATTTAGGGAGTGCTATAACGACTGGCAAGGAGTGAGCGACGAATCCATCAATCTATTGAAGACACATGTCGCTAAACTTACTGATAATAATATGCAGATTACTGGTTGTGTGTCCGATGACACAATCTCTCTATATAATCGTGATTGTAGCAGGCATTATTATATTAAGTTTGATAGTAATATTGAATTGTGGTATGTTGAAGGATTGTATACTGAATATCAAATCGCAGATAGCTTTGATATTCTCCTCATGATGCTTTCGTATTAAGTGCAATATTCTATAAAAATTGATATCTGTGTTATTTTATATTTTTTTATGCTTCAAAACGAAAATACATCAAATATTCATAATATAGATTGTGATTGGGATAAATATCCCATGGTTTCTATAAAAGATTATTATTCTAATAATTTTAATGATATTATAATATCCGAAATTTCCGAAAATTTAATTGAGATATTATAAAAAATGATTGCGTTTTATTTTTAATATTTTTTATAACAATGATTTTGATTGATAAGAATAAGGTTTATGGTATTATTCTTGGACACGCATTGGGAGATGCTTTGGGTACTCCTGTGGAATTCTTTCCTTATGCGCATTATAATGGTAAATTGGAAACGCCGATTATTAGATATTCAAGAACTTATGGAAAACAAGTTGGTGTTGTTGGACAAGTATCTGATGATACTGAAATGGCTATGATACTTTTAAAAACTATCGGGGATGGTTACACAAAAGAGCGAGCTGTTGTCAATTATATGATTTGGGCTAACAATAAATTTGAGAATTGTAAAGGGCGTTCGCCATTTATGGGAAGAAATACTAGAAATCTCTTTATAGCCCCAAAATCTAATTATGAATTATATCTGAATAGGTTTCGCAAGCATTATCCCGATTTTGAAACTATGGAAGCTTCACAATCCAATGGTGCTTTAATGCGAGCGTATGCGCATATATTTGCCGAAGATGAAAATATTATTCGCGAAGATGTATTTATTACAAATCCATCAGAACTTGTATATAACGCAGTATATACATATATACAGGCTATAAAAATGGCTATTGAAAATACTCCAAAGCATATTATTATGGTAAAAATAAGAGAAATGATAAAGTTCGACAAATTATTAATCGCATTTGATGAAGCATCTAGCAATACTTTTAGAAATGTTACTATTAACAAGGGGCATATTATAAATGCTTATTATTGCGCATTCTGGGGACTATTTCAATTTGATAATTACAAAGATGCGATAGATGCCATTATTAGTTTGGGCCCCGAAGAAGGAATCCCCGCAATGATATGTGTACGGGGTAAATGGAAAAAATCAGAGGTTATTATTGGTGATACGGATACAAACGCGGCTATTGCTGGCGCATTGTTAGGAGCATATTATGGCTATGATAAAATTGTTGAAAATAATATTACGAGGAAAAACATGGATATTCTATTAAATTGTGATAGTGCACTAGGTGATATTGTTAGACCACCTGATTATAAATTAACAGAAGAATTTATTGCCGATTTTGTAAAAAATTGATTGGTGTTCTTGTTATATTTAATAACACAATGTTCTCCGCTTTCGCTGCTTCCCCTGCTTTCGCTGCTTCCCCTGCTTTCGACGACGAAAAGTCTACTGATACTTATTTCTATCTAGGTGGTATTAACAATTTTCTGAATGAAGAAGAATACGAGGAAAAAGAATCATTTTGCGAGGACGACTTTTATTACGATGAACTCGCTGATTACTATGATAGCTACTACGATGATTATAATGATTATTAATTATAATTGATGGGGGCGAGTAAATACTATCTACTCTTTTATATGTTTTTCATTTTTTTTAATATTAGATATTTTTTTTTTAAGTTTACTGATTCTATCATGATAATCCGTTTTAGACATTCTTACAATCATATTTGTATATACTTTTTTTAACATACTTATTTTAGTTTTATGCTTTTTTATTTGCTCCAAGTACTGGGATTTTGTCATAACCTTTTTTGCTTTTTTTCTATCTGCACTTTGTTTTTTACTTGCTTTTTGTTTTCTATTCGGGCTATTTTTTTTAGTATTTTTATCTTTCATTGCTTTACTATATTATATTAACACAATTTTTAATTTTAAATATACTATGATAATTAAAGATAATTACATTATTTATAATATAAGCAGATGCTAACAAACCCATTGCTATGATAGCTACTACGACGATTATAATGACTATTAATATATAGAAGTAAACAAAAAATATGGATAAAGAATATATACCTATTTTATATTTTTTATCTGTTTGGATAGTACTTTATAGTTATTTATATGTTGCTAAGATATTTCCTTATAATCCAATAATATTGCTTTGTATAGCAACCGGATTTTATATAATCAATATTGCCAATATTGCATACAATTATAATGAACATACATCATTATTTTATTATATAATTATTAATACTTTATTAAAAATACCACCATTACTTATGGTATATCGTGATAAAATTAATTATAATGATATTATATTTAGTGTTATATTTATAATTATATATATAATATTCATGACATTAATTGATGAGGATATTATATGTATTTATAAAAACTATACTGCATTTATAATAAATAAAAACGATGGTATCATGGGCGAATTATATTATCATATAAATTATCTACTTTAAATAGATAGATATAATGAGTGATTTGGAAGTTCTAGTCCCTGATCAAGTCCCTGATCAAGACCCTGATCAAGATTATACTGGATCACGTTATGAAAATATAAAAACAATTTTTGAACCACCACGTCCACCTATAGTATTTCGTATAGATGAACGTGATTATAATTGTGAATATAATCTTGAACATTTTCAGGAATATATTTATACTATTTGTAATGATGATGGTCCAGATATGACAGTGGGAGAAGAAGGGGTCTTTAGAGATGAACATTTAATATTATGTGAGATAAATCAGAGATATGAGTCGGGAACATTTTCTCGAATTGGAGAAAAAGAAAGAGATATTGCAGAAAAGAATGCATACGATAAAATAAAACAAGCAAGTCAATATTCTACTCCGATCTATAAAGGAAAAGAAAATTATTATATAGAGTTGTGTAATGGGTCGACGTGTGTAAAGAAAGATTCTAAAATAAAAGTACTAGATAAAGCGTTATCAATAGCCAACGGAACTAATTTTAAAGGTGGTGTCGGAAATATTAGACGATATAATACAGTTAGTAATCACACAGGTAAAAACGCCTTCCAATCGCGTGGAACACCTGGACATGTAAAGTTTTTTTGGCACATATGGAACCATTTTGCACCTAGTCGTTCTAGACAAATAGATCCCCAGCATCCTTTAACTGGTCATCCTAGTGGTGACAATAGAATTTATATTAAAATGCCTATATATCATACTGACGGGCGTTTTATTTGTAATATACTACTAAGACGTAATTTAAATTCAGGTAATACAATATATTCGGTACTATTTGAATTTACTAATTTAATACATTGGAGTATATTTTATTCACATTGCGATGCTAATGTGGCTGATTATCAAGTTTCACAATTTCATTTTACTATTAACCCATTTAGCAGAAGCCCAAAAAAACGTATTTTCTTTGAATATACAAGTTATATTGATAGCCAAGTAAATCGCGAAGAGGGGGTTATGGGAGTTGTATCTCAACTAATGATACGCGCAATGTATCAGCTTGTAAGTGGTAGAAGCCGGGGTACTGATTTTATTATGGATGCAGATTTTATGGGTTTAAGGACTACTATTGACGAAGCAGGTTTTAATGTCAGCACAAATAATCAATTAACAAATATTGCTCGTCAACACATTGATCTAGTATATATGATTCAACATGTACTAGGCGGCTCTGATTTTGGATTAAATGATATTATACATGATATTCTAACTTTATCTGCACCAGCTGGTGGTGCAGCAGCAGGACCAGCTGGAGGTAAAAACATAAATAGATATTTAACTAAAATTAATAATATTAAGGAAAGGCTTAAACTATTAAAGAAAAATAAGGTTAAAAATAAGGTTAAAATTACAAAGCTAAGTAAATCAATCGAGGAGCTAAAAGCCAAGCTCAAAAAGCAAAAAGAAAAGGAGAAAGCTAAGCTCAAAAAACAAAAAGAAAAGGAGAAAGCTAAGCTCAAAAAACAAAAAGAAAAGGAAAAAGCCAAGCTCAAAAAGCAAAAAGAAAAGGAGAATGTTAAGCGAAAAAAAACGAAAGCTAAAAAATCATAATTATCATATTATCATAACTTATTAACGTAAATATGTATAATATACAAGATATATAACATAATGCAGTTAAAGTTTATCATGAATATTATACTTATACGTTTGTATTTTATTAGTTTATTTTTAGGATTTTTAGAATAAAATGGAATGTGGATATCGTTTACTATATTTTCTTTATAACAATAGCTTTCTTTAATTAAATCTGATATAGAGCTGGTATGAACTATAAGACCTTTAATATTATTTTTGTTTTTTTTAGTATTTATTACATAACTATCTAGTAATGTTCTAAAAAACCCTGATAGATGTTTCTGAGATATTATGGAGTTATATGCTTTGCATTGAACAAGGTAAATTATACCTTCATTTGTTTTAAATATAATATCTATACCGGTATCAAGTAATACATTGTAATTTCTATAATATTTATTTGTTTTATATTTATCTTTAACAGAAATAAGGTCATTGCTTAGAATTATTCCAGAATCAATTAATAAATGGTCTGGAACATCTTTCCATAAATATATTTCATCAATATTAAAGTAATCGTGTAATTTTTTTAATACATATTTTTCATATTGAAAACCTTTTATACAATTATAATCGATATACTTTATATGTTGAATATAATCATAATTTATCATGATATGATATGGTAATACATATAGATATAGTTGATATATATTTAAGTATGTTAAGTATTTTTAAGTATATTAAGTGTATTAATTTTGAGTACATAATTCTTTCAAAAAGCTAAATTTATAAAAGTTCTAAGAAATTATAAAAAATAAAATTATGTACTCAAAATTTAAATTTAAGTAGCAAGTTTTTTTTTGATTTAGCTTTGGGTTCTGGTTTAGCTTTGGGTTCTGGTTTAGCTTTGGGTTCTGGTTTAGCTTTGGGTTCTG